TATAAAGTTTAAGACCTAGTTTAGCCCAATCTTTTTGCTCTACATAATCACGGATAGTTTCTTGATCTTCAAGGCTGGCTTGTTGAATTGCTTCGCCCATACGAAAAGCATCGCTGGCATCGTAGCCTGGTGTTGACATTAGATCGTCAACTTGTCTTTGGAAAACTTCTAATTCGCTAACATCATCTCTCATTTGTTTCTCCCCGTTATCACTCTGTATTGAGTAGGTCTAATATAATTAAGATTTCTTAACTATGCAAGTAGGGATTTACCCTAAGTGCATATTTACAACAATGGGGTAGGGGTAGGTAATTTGAAGGATTCGAGGGTTAACCTGATAAACCTCAAAATGGTTGGTCGGGGGTGTGACCATTACCTACCCCTATAGTTTGGATTTTATACGATAAAAATGTAATAGGTGACAAAAGCACTCCCAGCCCATTGTCAGGTTTTCTTGGGTAATCTCAAATAACCGAGCTTCATCACTATTTACATAGATCACACCACAACTAGCATCTGGCATACCCAGACCCTCTCGGTACGCTGCAAGTTGCATGAAATGTTCAAAAAATGGGGCTACATCGTCTAAGTCTTTTTCAGTCGTTTTAAAATCTATGACAGCGCCTGGGAAGTTTATTAGATCGTCTGATCTAGTATATAAATCAACTTTACCGCCATAGCCAAACTTCACATTAGCAAAAGCCTTCTCAGAAATCCATTTCTTAGCCCCAAAATGAGCCGTTAAAGCGTTTTCTGCTGATCGGCAATAGGTAGGTACACTTTCTAACAAAACGCCCTCAAAGAACGATTCTAGGATACCGTGCATATGAGTACCACGGTTCATGGCTTCTTTGCCTTGAGCTTTAGAGTCGGTCATTACCCGATCACAATAGGATTCGTCAGACTCTCCCTCGTTTCTGGGCAAAGTTAAAGCAGCTAATAAGACCTGTTGTTGCTTCCAAATGTCTAAGCCTGGTTTGGCAGCGCAATTAATGACTGTTGTAACACTTGGCAATAAATTAAGTTTCTTGGCATCTCGCAGGGTTGTGTTTCTTAGACCCCCTGCTTTGTTTTCTGTTTGGTAAGCTGGTTCTCCAGCCGTTGTATACCAATGGCCTGATTCTGCTACTATTTTCATAACGCCCCCGTTAGTTTACTAATTTTAGGATTTCTTCCCTGTTGAGTGGATCATCCACCATATCTGCACAAACATGGACAATCCCCTTAATGACACTAGCTAAATCTTCTGGTGCAAAACTTATCATGGGTACAAGCTCATCGTAGCCTCGTTCCTGATAAGTCTTTTCAGTATATTTAACCTCAATAATGTCTTTAATTTGATTGTCCATAGTTTTTAGAACGGAACTTCGTCATCCTCAATTACATTAACAGGCTTGGAATTTTGCATTTCTGCACTTTTTTTAATTAAATCTTGTACCCAAGGCCAAAGCTCTGAAAACTCTTTTTGGTTATATTTGTTTAAATCAAACATAACGCAAGGGTTTACCCCTTGTGGAAATTCTTTAAGCTGACTAGGTATCTGACTAAGTCCAGAAATATTAGAATAGGTTTTACCTTTATATTCGTTATGAATAACATTGACCATAGCCCATTTATCTAATAGTTTTGATAGATCAAACGACTTAAGTTCTTCAGCAGCCAGTTTCTTGCCCCGCCAAGCCTCTAAATCGCCCCGTAAAGTGCTTTTTTCATGCAGACTTAGGGTATATCGCTTGTTTACAACTAAGGGCTTGCCATCAATTAATAATGGCCCATTGGAATCTTCCCCATGTAGCTCAAAAGTAACCATGATCTTATGTTGCTGGTTAACAACGCCTTCAAACTCCGTAGTATGAGTGCCTAGATCAATGATTGAAAATAACCGACCAAGATAGTTACCAGAATCGGGTATTCTAAAATTTTTGCTTCCTGTATTGTTTTCGCTAATAATCATTTCTTCTCCTTTGGTTTTCCACAGGCTGCACGAATCACAGCTATATCTTCAGGAGTTGCATAATCATGCTCAATGTTCTCAAGCGCTTCTTCAAGTCTTTCTTCAAACTCATTCATTACTTCTGCCATTTCATCCATTTGTTTCCCCTTTTCACCAAGTATTTGGTAAAACCATAGTAAAGTAAAATTAACTACTTTGCAAGAACTATTGCAAAATAACCACATACAAGTTAAGATGGCTTATGAAGCTAAAAATCTCCGACTCTAACTTAATTGATCTGCTTGGGGGAACTAACCAGGTATCTAGAATGGTTGGTACTAGCCCTGCGGCAGTAGCCCAATGGAAAAACAATGGTATTCCAGCAGGACAACTAGTCGTATTGGGCGCTAGATTAGAAAAAGTCAGCGCTGGTCTAGTTACTCGCCAAGATTTATTCCCGACTACTTGGCATCTTATTTGGCCTGAACTGTTGCCTAAACCAAATTTGTGTTTATGAATGATCCGTTTAAGATCATTGAACCTACAGTAATTAGTTTTAGTGGTGGTCGTACTTCAGCTTATATGCTTTGGCGCATATTGCAATCCAATGGGGGATTACCATCAGAAGCCATTGTTTGCTTTGCTAATACAGGCAAAGAAGAAGAAGCTACCCTTGAGTTTGTTAGGGATTGCGGACTTAATTGGAATGTAGACATTCATTGGGTTGAATATCAACACGCTGAAAAACCAGCAGACAGGTGGAAAAAAGTAACTTTTGAAACAGCAAGTCGATTAGGCGAGCCGTTCTTTTCAATGATTGACCAAAACGGCTCGCCATTTTTACCTAACCCAGTAGCTAGAATATGTACCGCTAGGTTAAAAATAAGGGCTATACACGCTTATTTAAAATCTTTGGGGTGGGAACATAACGAAAATATGGATTGGGTTGGCATTAGGGCCGATGAAATGCGTAGAGCCGCTAAAATGGATCGTGAGCGCACTCCGCTAGTAACTGCTGGTGTTACCAAGGAAACAGTAGGAAAGTTCTGGAAAGAGCAATCTTTTGACCTTGGGTTGCCCAATATGAACGGGGTAACTATGCACGGTAACTGCGATTTATGTTTTTTAAAGCCAACTTATCAAATTATTAGCCTTATTAGGGAAAAACCATCTAGAGCCGATTGGTGGATAGCTATGGAAAACCACGCCCAATCAAGCAATAAAACTTATGGCGATGGGGCAAAATTTAGAAAAGATCGCCCAAGTTATGCAGAGCTTAAAAAGTTTGCTTTATCCCATGACGATATGTTTCCTACAGATGAAGAAGGAATACCATGTTTTTGCGGGGATTGATGTATACTCTAATTGCAGACTTGATACCCTGTTTTATAATACTAGCCAAAGCCCTTGACGGGTAGTTTCTGAGCATTTTGGAAAGGCTGGCTGGTCTTTTCTAAAATGGTATCAACTTAGAGATTACCCTTGAAGGGCTTTTTCTATTCTGACTAGCCTGTCCTCAACCGTGTTGCGACAGTAAAGGCTGTAGACCTCCAGAAGCAAATGACAGACCTATGCAGATTGATGTGTGTAGATTCTGAACCGCCCTGATACCGTAAGGTAAGGGAAACGGGGTAGCCTTGGTAATGACAGACCTGGACAAGCAAAAGTACCCTTCATCAATTTATGACCTGATTCCGAAACATCCGAACTCGTATAATTCACCTATCTTCGGATAGGGAAATTACGCCCAGAAATCCTCACAAACCGATTCGTATACGGGGAAAAACAACACTTAGGGTAAACACCTATTAAGATATGTTGATTACTGTATTAATCTATGGTTTTAAACAGGGGGATTTATGAAACATTTAATACTTGCAACAGTCTTAGTACCACAGTTAGTTTTTGGTCAAACTTATATTATGACCAATCCACAAGGATATAACACAGGCAGTATTCAAGTTCAGGGTAATCAAGCTACATTTGTAAACCCTATGGGACAAGTAACTCAAAATGCCACGATCTATCCAAATCAAATTGTCTTTAGTACGCCTAGTGGTGTGGTTACTAATGTGATTGGAACTACAGGCTATACAGTCCCACCTTCCCCACAAAGTCCTCCAAGTCCTAGGACTTTACAATGAAATACTTAATTATTTTATTGTTATTTGGATGCACTCAAAAAGTGGAATATAAAGATAACGAAATGGTTAACGGCTGCGTAATGCAGAAGTCAGGAGAACATTGGATAAGGACTTGCGGATGATTGAAACACTAGTCAAACCACAGTCTTTAGACAACGATGTTGCAGTAATAAAAATACTACAGCTAATGGGCCAATTAACTCCAAATGACATTGCTTATGTATTACGGGTATCTTTACAGGTGTATAAAACAATTAAGGAAATAGAATGAAAAAAAATGAAGTAGATGAGTTAATTGAACATTTGGAAAGCAAATTTAGTTTTGATGGTGGCGATAATATGGGTTTACAAGCCGCAAGAATGTTGCGTAAATATAAACATGAAATACTAATATTGAAACAAATTATTGAGGCTAAAAATTTAGTTCAAAGTATTAACGAGTTTGAAAAACCTTCAGAATACCCAGATGAATGGTGGAAAGCACTTGCGGAATTTAATAAAGCTGTAAAAAATAAATGACCACTTTTACTACCGAAGATAGGGAAAACGCCCAAAGTTATACGGTGAATGTTCCTACTGA